TGGTCTACCTTTTCTAAACCTTACTAAGTTACAGTCAAACCAACCACCTTCGTTATCATAAGCGGTACCTTCTCGGTTTATGCCTGGTCTAAATACTGCTTTTTGTAAAGGCATATTTAAACCTCATGCCATTCTTTACCTTCAAACAGTAAAGATTCTGCTAATCTTCTACGCTCTAAACCTTCTAACACTTTACCGCCGGCTTTGTTCCATCTTTTCATTTGTCCAGGCACTTCATCTTTTTTGTTGTCATTTAACACTTTTAACATAGTTGAGTTATTCAAATTTGTAGGGCCAAGGTTATACGTCCAAGCCACTAAGGCATCAAACTCATTTTGATCTAACGGCACTAAGACAGCATCACTTACATAAGCACCAAACACAGGTAATTCTTCATTTAACCATTGATCTGCTTGTTCTTGCGTACAAGTATCACCTTCTTTAACATGTTTTGTTCGACCATAGCCTATTGTCCACACGTTTGCGCTGCACTTATATGCCTCTAACTCACAACCTTCAAACTTTTTTATTAGTTGCTTTCCTTCCTCTGAAATTTGCATGTTACTCCCCTTTGTCGCCTGAGTGAGACGCTCCAAAATAGAACGAAATAATAGCACTTGCTAATCCTCCTAAATATCCCAACACAAGATTTATCAAGGCCTCACTATTTTGCTCTGGTGGTTGTAGTGTTACTAAGAATATATAACCCAAAAAACCTCCAATAGTAGCTATACCTATAATTCTTGCTGTCCAATCTTTACTAAACATGCCTCTTGCGTTTTGTTTATCTTCTGTTTCCAGCTTGAACACATCAACTTCAAGTTCTTTCATCTTTACTTTAAAATCTTGTTCAGCTTTTTTTATTTGCATCATTTGCTCAGGCGTAGCATTTTGTATTGCTGTTTGTATATCTTTTGGATTGTTTGGACAACCAAGCACGTCTGCAATCATATTACCAGCCATACCCCCCATAGGACCACCTAAAGCAGTTCCAATAGTAGGCGCAACTTGACCTAAAATGCCTTTAATCAATTTTTTCATAATACCACCGTAGTAAATACTGCTATAACTAAAGCACCAATAAAACTAAACACACCAAAAGTTGCCATTCTTATTGTTGTGTTTATAGATGCGATTTCTTGTTTAATATCTGCAAATTCGTTGAAAGCAGTTTTCCAACGTTCTGCGTTTTCTTTTTTTGATACGGCTAAATCCTTAGCGACATCTTGAACTGTAAGTCTTTTATTAACCATATTATCTAATAGTATATATTGCTAAAGAATGTTTTTTACCTTTAACTTTTATTGGTTTTAGTAATTCTAACTCAAAACTACAAGATTTTTTAGTATTGTGGCCTATTATTAAATCAACTCCTACATCTTTTGTTGCACTTTCAAGTCTAGCTGCTGTATTAACAGCATCACCAATAGCGCTATAATCAAATCTAGTATCACTACCCATATTACCTATACAAGCTTCTCCGCTATTAATACCAATACCAATATTTACACCTATATTAGCTTCTTGCATATCTTTAATAATTTGTAATGCTGCTTCAATAGCCATATCTTCATGTTTATCCAAATCTATTGGTGCATTAAATATAGCCATCATAGCGTCACCTATATATTTATCTACCATACCCCCATACTTTTTGACGGCATTTGATTGTATTGTTAAAGCTTTGTTCATAATATGAGTAACTTCCTCTGGCTCTAACTTCTCAGACAAAGCAGTAAAACCACGCACATCAGTAAATAGAAAAGTGCAATATCTTTTCTGACCGCCAAGTTTAAGTTCTTCAGGATTTTGTTGTAACCGTTTTACTTGTCTTGGATCTAAATAATGCTCAAACTGTTTTTTGATTTGTTGCCGTAATTTATATTGTTTACGAAAGTTAATATAAAAAGCTGTTGCGCTTGTGAGCACTTGCGAGACAAAAGTCCAGGTAAAATCTACTAAAATGCCCTTTTTAATCAAAAAAACGCTTGAGAAGCCGTTGGTGAGCAGTAAAACTCCAGCGAGACTAATACCCTTGACCACACCAAGATAATTGATTGAGAGCCACGTCAGAGAGACAAAAATTGCAAAAATTAAAATTTCTAACGCAAACGCAAAATCTGGTATATATGGACTGTCAGGTATCAAAATTGACTCAGATAATGCCGCTTGAATCTTGTGTGGTTCTAACAAACCAACTGGTGTTGCAACTTGAGGCATGATACCGTTTGCTGTTACACCAATAAAAACAAACTTGTTAGCTACATCTAGTTCTTGTAATGTTGTCTCTGGCGTATCAACCCAGCTTATCCATTTACGACCTAGACTATCTGTTTTGACTGGAGCTAAACCTTGTACCGTTATTTCTTCTATACCATTATCATTAGTTTTTATAATGTAAGTATTATTGCCAGCAAGCATTTTCATTACTTCAGTACCGAAAGCAGATACAAAACCATCTGGAGTTCTAAGAAGTAGTGGTATTCTGCGAACTAACTGATCAACATCTACGGGAGCAGTAGCAATACCTTGATCCGCAGACAGTTTAAGTACATCAATATTCTGCACTACTCCCTGACTCATCATACCACCGACATCAGGACCTAGTAAAACTGTGCCAGAGGTTTTTGGATATGCACCATTAGGGTTTTCAAACATAGCTAGAACAGACCCACCGTAATTTAGAACTTCTGCAAATATTTCGTCGCCACCCATACGATCAGGTTGTGGAAATGATATTACCCACCCTACACCAAGAGCTCCAGCATTAAGTATATCCACATGTATTTCAGCCAACCTCTGTCTTGGCAACGGCCAGCCTCCTTCGTCTGCTATAAATTGCTCATCTAAATTTAATATAGTAAAAAAATTAGAAGGTTCTTTTTGTGCTACAAAAGCATCAAAAAATTTAAGTTTTAGTATTTCTGTAGGTTGGCTTTGGAATATAAGTGGTAATGATAGTAGAGTAAATAAGCATATAAATAATTTATGTTTCACTGGCTTTGTCTAATAGTAATAACGCTACTACTACCTCCGTTTATTTTAATAGTTTTAGAAACACCATCCTGTATAAAAATAACGGTATAGCTACCATTAGTATCTAGATCAACTCTAGCGGTATTATTAACACTTCTGATAAGGGTAAGTTTTTCACCATCTATAAAAGAGATTATTTGAGTATCAGGGTCTTGTCCAAATTTAGTCCCGGTTATACTAATAGAGCCAATATCTTGTGATAATTGATCTTCTTCTTCTGCCACCTCTAACGCATCTAAAACATCAAGCAGATCTTCTAAAAAATTAACATCAAGGTAATTTATGTCTAACTCTGTAAATTCTAGTTCAGCTTCATTATCTAAAAAATCTTCATCTAGATAGTCAATATCTAAATCGTTAAAATCATAAATACTATCAGATTTTAGTATTACATCTTCAGATTCTATTACTACCTCATCAGGTGGTGAGACTATAAGCATGTTATCAATTAAGTCTAACGTAAGATCTAAAATAACAGGTTTGGTTGGCGCACTTTCAAATACGTCCACTGTTGTTGCTTGAAAAGGTTGATTGAGTATTACACTACCTGTTGCTGTTATGACTTCTATTTCACCACTAGAAATACCGTATGCATCAGGTAACAGTATTATTAATGATTCACCTAATTCATTTACCGTTGCAGTAAAGTCAGTACCACGTATAGCTATATTGGCAGTTGGAGTTTGTAAGGATATATTTTGTTTATTGATACGGTTAAGATTACCGGTTATAAATCTTGTTGTTCCTAACGCAAAGGTAAGAGCCATTTTTGATTTATCTGGGTCAGGATCAAAAACGTATTCGTTTATTAAAAGTTGTGAGTGTTCTGTAAGTTTTACCTGGCTATCATCTAGAAACTTAATAGCCATACGGCCATTATTAGTTATAGCCTCATCATTTGTCTGTATACCAAAATTTACTGTAGCGTCATAAGGTTGATCTCTGACAACGCTAGCAGAGCCTGAAAGCTCAGATATATCTCCTATTTCAACAGCCTGTGCTTGTACCTTGGTCGTTTTGAGTGATACAAATATTACTATTAGAAGTATTAGTAATGAGCTTGAGATAATCTCTAGCAAGCGTAGAAGATTGTGTAATATCAAGTGTGTTTGAACTACCATCTAAATCTAAGTAAAAATATCCACTATCAGAGGAAGTAGTACCAGCATACCCACTACCGCTAAAGTTAATTGTGTTGCTACTGCCATTAACATCTACATAGTTTATCGCATTTGCGTAATCTATATCAAAATCAAAAGCATTACTGCCGCCGGTAATAATCCAATCTAAGTCTAAATAAGACGCATCATCATCTTCTGCGACTGCTAGATCAAAGGTATTGCTTGATCCGGTTACGTTTATATTCATATTAATATAATCAGAGTCTATTAGACCTGTACTATCCATAAGAATGTCAAAAACATTACTGTCGCCTGTAAATTCAAAAAATCCTGTAAAGTTATCACCATCTATAGCGTCTGATCTAAAAACGTTTGATGCACCTATTTGATTGATGTCAAGTATCATTGACACTCCATCTAAGTCTAGAGCCGTCATGCTACCTGTTTCTGCTGATGTGCCACCAATAAGGTTAGACCCGCCTTGCTGTTCTAGGTCTATAGCTGCTGAGTTACCTGACTGCGTTACGCTGATTTCATTATCTGCGACTAGCGATAACGACATAAATAAAACAATATTAATTAATCTCTTCATATTTCCAATACCCTCGTGTATTTCCTATATTTATTATTTCTAGCACTGCTCCCTCAATCGCTTTCATTAAAGCTAAGGTTGTGCTTTCGTTGCGGGTGGCTCCCGTTTCTATTTCAACCAACTCTGTTCCCATTTCTATAAATTTGAAAACATCTTGCGATTGGCCATAACTATAGATAGTTTTTTGCGACATAACCTCTATTAATATCTCGCCAGTAGCTACTGATACCATTCTAAGACTAACGCTTACGCTATCCTCTCGGTATTGCATGCTGGATCCTATTCCTAAGTATCTAGCACCCAAACCACCAGTAACTAAGTTACTATCATAGCTTACAACGGCACCCTCTAGCAACACACCTGCAAATAGCAAAGGCCCAAGAGCCTGGTTTTCACCTAATTGTTCTCTAGTAGATCTTATTAGTTGCCTTTCTTTTGTTAGGTTATCAAGACCAACTCTTTCTACTACACGAAAGAAATTACCGTCAGATGCGTGTTTCAAAGCACGAATGAGGATGGTATATGGTGCTTGAGTTATCGCTGATGAAAATAATGCAAACTCACTATTACTCTTTCTTTGTCCTGTTTGGTCTGTAAAAGCTGTTGGATAAACCGCAACTACAGGCTTTACTAAGGGTGCTTGTACATTTGCTAACTCGTATGACTGGAGTTCATAAATATTATATTCATGTAGCCCTTTGCTTTTGAATCTGTCTGGCTTAGTATCTTTTACAACTTCTAGTATGGAACAACTAGAAAGAGAAATCACCAAGAGGGAGTTCAATAGTGGTCGTTGTGCCATCATTTGTGTTAAATATTGTTAATATGATCATGCCGTCCTCTATCTTGTAAGATATTATATTGCCTTCAAGTTCAAACTTGCCTTCAGTTGATTGTGTCTCCCCAAACATGTTTTCAACTATTTGTCTTGATATTTGTGCGTAGATACGGCTTTCTAAGTTTCTTATAAACCTTGCTAATGTGGTGTTTTCTGCATCTCTTTCTAATTCGTCTTGTAAAGCTTTTATCTCTTCTTTGATAGTCATCTTACGCATGTGCTCTTGATTCTCTATAGTAAGATAGTGCGAGCTTGTATTGATGCCAGAGAAAGAAGGTGATTTGAATTTGAAGGTTATAGTATCTGCTTTGATGTTTACACAAGCTATACCTACAAACGTAACCAAACCCCAAAGAATTACTGCTTTGTAATGTAAGGGTAAGCTAGTCTTTTCTTTGGTCATCTCTATCCGCCTTAGCAATCTTATTGCTATCAATTAATTGTGGTACTCCTAGTATAGTTTTTATTAGTGTGTCTTGTCTAATGATCTCGTTATCTAAACTGCGCACTCTATCAATAAGAGCAACTAAAATACCGTGTTGGCTATCAAGTTTTGTACCTAATCTTTCTTCTATTGCTGCGATTTGACTCTCTACTTTCTCATCAACGGTATCAAGTTTGGTCTCCATACCATCAACAATACGCATGATAAGTTTATAGATGAACCAGCCAAGACCTAAAGCGGCTGCAATAGGAAACCCAACCTCTTGAATAACGGTTACAGCAGATTCCACAGTCTAGTAATCGCCCCAAACTTTAGTTTTCTTACCGCCATCATAAGGAACTGCGTGTCCTTCATCAATTAGTATTTGGCAAATGTCTTTACCATCTTCAGTATATGGAACACCCAGGATGCGGCCATATTTACCTTTACCCAAAGATTTAACTTTAATCTTACCGACGCACAATTCTGCAAGCCGAGCTTTTGCAGCTAGACCAAGTTTCTTTTCTGCTAAATCTCTAGTACGTGATTCTGGGGTGTCGATCTCGGCTAACCTTACTCTTTGCTTATGGAGCTTGACATCAAAGCCAAGATCTAAACTACAATCAAAAGTATCGCCATCTACTATTCTTTCAAGTGTTGCATTATAGACAAATGCATCTGGTGCATCAGCCATTATTTTTTACTTTTCTTTACTCTTTTAGTTGTGTAAGCCTCATTTACATCAGGAGTAGATTTATCGTCACCAACATATCTGCCTTTATCGTCACGAGTTCTTACAACTACATCTTCAGATTTTGTAACAAAATTAACTAACTTTCTCATCCACTTCATCATGTGTCTCCTCTAAAATTTCTTCTGCTTGTTTTTTTGTAGATTGCATAAATCCATCTCTAAAAACCCCAAGCGCAGCGTTTATCTGATCTAACTCATTTTGAGCTCTTGCTTGTTTGTTAGTAAGATCATGCATTTGATAGTAGTAGTATCTTTGTTGCTCGTTCAGATCTTTTACTGGATACTCAACTCCATCAATAGAAACTACTGGGCCTTTATCAACTTCTTTTTCTTTTTTAACCATATTTATCCCCTTTTTAAAAAAATTAACTTAAAACTTTAACAACTGATGATGGTGATACTTTTTCAGCTATTTGTGCATCTACGCTAGCTTTCAAAGCTGTTACTTCATCAGCACCTAATCCAGCTTCAACCCAACCCTGCACATCACTAGCTTTTAGATCAGACCAGTTTATAAAACTTGATAGATCATCTGTACTAACGCCTTGGCTACCATAAACTGTAGCAGTTTGTGGGTTACCGTCAGAGTCCTTATTAGAACTATCAGAGCCAGTTAGTCGCCAGTGGACATTATGCACCACATTAGATTTGCCGCTTTTTGATGGGTATGTATCGCATGTGCTTACATCCCAAGTATAAGATATTGCCATATTATTTCTCCTTTAAAATTGCAATTTCACTTTTAAGTGATTTTATTTGTTCTTGTTGCTCTTGTACAGCTTTTACAAGATGTGTTACCAACTTACTGTAATCCATTTGGTACATATCTTCTTCTGAGCCTGATACAGCATTTGGTACAAGTTCTTTGACTTCTTGAGCTATTAAACCTTCGTCAGATTTACCATCAGCTTTCCAATTATAAGCTACTGGATTAAGTTCGTTGATGACTTCTAAGCCTCTTGCAGAGCCTGTAACGTCTTTAAGTCTTGCATCTGAAGATGTGTTGTAAGCTGTTGCTGAGCCACTTACAGCTATAGAGCCTACAGTTCCATTTGAATTTTTAAATGCTGCAAGAGTTGCAGATGAAGTAGT